CTCGTGATATGACTAGAGCACAGATTGTTAAGTCAATCTTTAGAGTCTTGACATTGAAGTTAGGTAAAGCAAACGTCCCAATGTTGGTTACTAATCATACATATGATGTAGTAGGTGCGTACATTCCTACAAAAGAAATGGGAGGTGGAAGTGGACTCAAATACGCAGCAAGCACAATCATATATCTTACGAAGAAGAAAGAGAAGGATGGTAAAGAGGTTGTGGGAAATATTATTAAATGCAAAACAGCTAAAGCTAGACTAACCAAAGAAAACAATCAAGTAGAGGTACGACTTTATTATGACACAGGACTTGACAAGTATTACGGATTATTGGAACTGGGTGAGAAGCATGGAGTATTTGAACGTAAGGGCAACCGCATTAGTATTGGTGGGTCTAACGTTTATCCTTCGGCCATTCTTGCCGACCCAGAAAAATACTTCACCCCCGAACTAATGCAAGCATTAGACGAATGTGCATCCAAGGAGTTTCGCTATGGCAACTAAATTAGAAGACTACATCAAGTGCTATGATAATATGATTAATGATTCTCTATGTAATGAGATCATTGAAGCATATAAACAATCAGGTACTACCTATGTTAATAGGGAACAACGACCAACTTTTCACGAACTTAATATATCTAAGAAGTTTAAAGCAAAGGATCCTCTATGGGAGAAACCCCAGAGTATATTGACAGAAACATTTATTGATGTTGTCAATCTTTACATGGAAGATTTGGAAATTGCTAGAGATTTTCCTGTAAAGTATACTTTTGAGGAGTACCGTATGAAACGGTATGAGTCTAATGACTATGATCAATTTAAAGATCATGTTGATGTACAGGATTATAGTTCTGCACGTCGTTTCGTTGTTATATTTCTCTATTTGAATGATGTTTTGGAAGGTGGTGAGACAAACTTTCCTAAATTAGACTTGGCAATTACACCAAAACAAGGTAGAATACTTGTGTTCCCTGCTAACTGGCAGTATAGACATGCAGGTCTTCCTGTAAAGTCTAACGACAAATACATTATCGGATCTTATCTCCACTATCTAGAATGACTTTAGAAGTTACTATCCTTAGTAATTTAATTCACAATGAAAAGTATACTCGTAAGGTAATACCTTTTCTTAAGTCGGATTATTTTACTACGAAGTCTCACAAAGTAATCTTCTTAGAGATACATGAGTATGTTGGTAACTATAATGCGTTACCTTCTTTGAATGCTTTAGGAATTGAATGCCAAGAACGTACTGATCTATCTGAAGATCAGTTCAAAGATATCATGGAGGTACTGAGTGCGTTATCGAAGGAGGAAACAGACTTTGATTGGATCGTTGATACGACAGAGAAGTGGTGTCAAGAGAGAGCGATTTATCTTTCGCTTATGGAGAGTGTCAAGATCGCTGATGGTCAGGATGAGAAGAGAGATAAGGGGGCTATTCCACAGATATTAAGTGATGCATTAGGTGTATCATTTGATCAACATGTAGGACATGATTACTTACAGAACTACCAAGAACGATTTGACTTCTATCATAAGAAAGAGTCCAAGATTCCTTTTGATCTGGAATTCTTTAACCGCATTACAAAAGGTGGCATTCCGAATAAAACACTTAACATTGCTCTCGCTGGTACTGGTGTTGGTAAGTCTTTGTTTATGTGTCATGTCGCAGCTTCAGTTCTTTTACAAGGAAAGAATGTACTATACATTACGCTTGAGATGGCTGAAGAGAAAATTGCAGAGAGAATTGATGCTAATCTTTTAAATGTACCTATTCAAAAATTACCTGAGTTACCTCATGTAATGTATGAGAATAAGATTAATAAGTTGATGAAGAAGACAAAGGGTAAGTTAATTATTAAAGAGTATCCTACTGCATCAGCACATGTTGGACATTTCAAATCATTGTTACAAGAATTGTCCTTGAAGAGAAGTATTAAACCTGATATTATATTTGTAGATTATTTAAATATTTGTGCCTCCCAAAGGTACAAAGGATCTATTGTTAATTCGTATACTTATGTCAAAGCAATCGCAGAGGAACTTAGGGGTCTCGCAGTTGAGGCGAACGTTCCGATTGTATCTGCCACTCAAACTACTCGTAGCGGCTACGGTAGTAGCGATGTCGACCTTACTGACACCTCTGAATCTTTTGGACTCCCTGCTACTGCTGACCTTATGTTTGCCCTTATTTCTACAGAAGAGTTGGAAGATCAGAATCAAATAATGGTTAAGCAATTAAAGAATAGATACTATGACCCTACTCTAAACAAAAGATTTGTCGTAGGTATTGACAGATCTAAGATGAGGCTGTATGATGTCGATGACGCTCAGAAAGATCTAGTTGATGCTGGTGCTGAAGAGCAAGTCGTTAAAAAAGTACAGGGTAAAAAATCCTTTGCAGAACTAAAGTATGATTGATTTTAAACGCTACGAAGAGTTTGTTGATGCTGTTACATCTGACAGTTCTAAAGACTTTGTTGCACTAGCTGACCGTATGGGTGAGCTTGATAGGCAAGGTGCTAATATAGAACGTCTCTTAACTGCTGCAGTTGGCATCTCTGCTGAAGGCGGTGAGTTTACAGAGATAGTAAAGAAGATGGTATTTCAAGGCAAGCCATGGAACGAAGACAACCGAGAGCATCTTATTATTGAACTTGGTGATGTACTGTGGTATGTTGCACAAGCATGTATGGCATTAGAGATTGACTTTGATGATGTTATTAAAGGTAACATTAAGAAGTTAGAGAAAAGATATCCTGGTGGTAGTTTTAATATAGGACATTCTGAAAACCGTGCAGCAGGAGATCGATAATGCATTTAGTTTTACCTATCATTTGCATTGGACTTATTGTTTTAGTCATAGTGTATTCAGTTATTAATAGATATGATCCTCACGCATGAACACTGCAGATCGTTACTTACCATTATTCTCATCTAATGTATTTCAATTACATATAGATTATGATTTGGATGTATTGAAAACTAATAAGAGTTTTATCTATGCAGCCAATCAAAATAGAAAACGTGAAAATGAGAACTATAGAGCATTGGAATCTTTCCCACCTGTTAGAGATCATCTTACAGAAAGATTTAAAGAACTCGCTAAGAATTTTTTAAAATTAGATTCTGATTTTATTATAACTACATCTTGGTTTACTATTACTGAAGAAGGTGATGGTGGTACGTCACAATATCATTTTCATAAGAATAGTTTTTATAGTGGTGTTTTATATTATGATGATTATAATGATGATAGTGCTCCTATAGAATTCATGACTCCCTTGGAGTTTCATTCTGATTTTTATTTGGAACCAAGAGAATATGATCTAGCTACTTCAACCTCTTGGAAGATTCAACCTCTAAAAAATATGCTTGTATTATTTCCAAGTTACTTAAAGCATCAGGTAGGAAAACATATAGGAACTGACCCAAGATATTCTTTAGCATTTAATATTGTTCCTACAGGATCTTATGGTACATCAGATTCTTCTATACACACTGAATGGTTGACTGGAAAATCATCTACACATGAGTTGGAGATGGGGTATAGAACAGGAGGTAGTAGATTATAAAGATACTTGATGATTTTTTAACCAATAAAGACTTTGAGAAAGTCTTTATGAAATATTCTAGTTCTGGTAGTGGTCAGGAAAGTGTATGGGGAATACAAAGAGGTGGTAATGATCATCAAGGAGCAGAGTTTTTATTTTCTCATATAGAAGATGATTCTTTCTTTACTGATTACTTGTTCTCTAAAGTTGTAGATCAATTAGATAAAGGTTCATATGAATTAGAAAGAGTATACTTTAATGGTCAATGGAGTGGAAGGGAATCGGATTTACATCATGATGGGTGTGATATAACAGCACTACTTTATATGCATAATACATATAAGTATGGATGGGGTGGATTTACTGAGATTATAACTAAACCAAATCCAATTTTAATACATCCTATACCTAACAGACTATTAATATTTCCTGGTATGAATTCTCATAAAGCATACTCTTTTGCATACCAAACATGTCCTTTAAGAGTCACTCTGGCTTTTAAAATAAATAATAACAGCAGGTGAATAATTATGAGAGAAGATTCTATTTCCGATGCTTGGTCAGAGTCTAGGATTGATAAACCAAAAAAATATAATATGCCTATCTGGTTAACTGATGAGGACTTTGATTATATTGTATTAGCACTTTGGAAATGTCGTAAGAATGCTGGTGAATCTAAATGTGCTGAATTATATACTAGGTTTAAAGCAATACAAGACACTGCCAAGAATAAATAATTCAGGAGACCTGTGTCTGACTAATGGCAATAAAACAAGAGAGTGATCTACTTAAATTAAACAGAGCACTTCAAGAATTTCAAAGGAATGCTAAGGACATTGATGATGTTGAAGAACAAGTCAAGGTAAAACAAGCTGGAAAGACGGTAGTAAAATATAATGTTATGACAACCGATAGGGAAACTTCTCGTGATCGGGTAGAGAAAGCATTGAAGAAAGAGTTTAATGGGTTAGTTAAACGTGAGCAGCTATCTGTATCATCGATGGCATGCACGGTTATAAATGCAAAAGATAAGATGAAATATGTTTTCATCTATAAACCAACTAAGGGTGGTATGTCACAGACCACTTTGAATTCTTCTATAACAGAATTATATCCATGTATAGCATTTGAAAAAGGTATAAAGATTACTGCAGTATCAAAGATGGAGGTTAAAAAATTCCATCAAAAGATAGAGGCTGCATGGAGTAAAGATTTAAATTGTTTTGTGAATGATAAGGATGCATTAGCAGGTAGAGATTTCATTGCTAATGCTGAGAGAGGTAAGTTTGAGGAGAAGATCAAGAACGCAATTAATATATTGAGATGGTTGCAAGGAGTAAATAGAAAGCACAAGATTAAGAAAGTTGTTTGGGGTTATCGTGCTAAACCTGCAGGCATTATGAGTAATCATCCTGGAGATATATTTGTACAGTTTATGAATGATAAGTGGTTAGGTGTTTCACTTAAAGCAGGTAGTGAAAAAACTAATGAACCAAAACTCAACACGTATGTTAAACCTATCTTTGATTATTTTAATAAGTCTAAAGATTATGATAAGATAAAAGATAAATTATGGCCTCAGTATATGGAGATACCTGGTATAGAAGAGGAGGATAAGTCTAAGTGGGGTAAGAATGACCTAGCATTAAAGACATATGTATTTGAAAAAGAAGATAGGGAATCCGAGAAGAAGTATAATGAATTGTATGATAAGAATCTTGCAATCATTAAAGATGAATTGATTAAACTTATAGGTGATCCAAAGAATTTTGAGAAAGCAAAGTCATGGATTACAGAAAAGGTGGCACAACAGCAGCAAGATGTTCCTTTAGTTGTTGTTAAGGCTACTCAATATACAGCAAGAAGGGATAAGGCAAGTGATCTTCTTGTTGAAGCAGTTGCTGCTGTTAAAAAAATCAGTGCAGAGATAACAAAGGTGGGTGGAAAGCAAGCCTTCACTGTCAAATTAGTTGATGGTACTAAAGTTAAGATGGATTTTACTGCTCGTACTAATAAGGTGGGTGCTAATCATAAGATGGGACAGTTTACTAACCTTGCGGTGAAATTCAATAAGGTCAGCCAGATATAGAACTGGCACACTACTGGCACACAACCCTCTGAAATGGATTATAATACAGAGGTATTCGAGACACACACATGCCAAACAAGCACCTTCGTCATCCAGAAGATTCAGTTTTGCACGGAAGGAAGGTAGTTTGGGAGACACTAAAAGAATTGGTTCAGGCAACGAGGTTGTCTGTCAAATGGGATGGAGCACCTGCTATAGTATGGGGTACTAATCCTTCCAATGGACAGTTCTTTGTTGGCACTAAGTCAGTCTTTAATAAGAGACAGGTTAAAATAAATTATACTGTTGATGATATAGTATGTAATCATAAAGGACCAGTGGCAGATATTCTTAAGTTATGCTTGGAGTATCTTCCTAGAACTGATAAGATCTATCAGGGAGACTGGATAGGTGTTGGTATGTCAGGTAGATTATACCAACCTAATACTGTTGAGTATCTCTTTCCAGAAGAGATTCCGCAGAAGATAGTTGTTGCACCTCATACAGAGTATACTGAGGTCAGTCCTCAAGCGGAGGCAAAGATTGGTGTCACTTTAGAATCAACTGAGGATTGTTTCTTTGTTGATACTAATAATGCAACTATCAAGCCACCACTAGGATGGAGACACTTGATACCATTCATCATTCCTGTCTGGAAGATGAAAGCACCTGTTCAGAAGAAGGGATATAATTATTATTTGATGGAGATTTCTAAGCATATAAACAGTTATGTTTCCGTGGGTTGGTGGCAAGACATGTCTGCTGAACAGATGTACTCTGAGTTAGATGATAAATATAAGAGTGAGGTTAATGTCTATACCTTTAAGGTGTGGTTTATGATCCTCAATTTGAAGCAGCGTCTACTAGATGCAATTGTGGTACATGGAAATGTTGAATGTTTTATCAATGGAGATCCCTCTAAGCATGAAGGGTTCGTGATTGTTTCTGAAAATCCATACAAGATTGTAGATCGTTGGGAATTTAGTAAAGCAAACTTTAATCTAGATAGAAATTGGTCCTATGAAGAAGTTTAGTGCATTCTTGAAGGAGGCTAAAAAGTCTCTTGCTGCACAGGAAGCTGAGAAATTACAACTTACCCATGTTGGTTACGGTAAATTTGCCGATGTAAGAGGCAACGTAACTCATATGAGTAAGGCAGGTAAACTTATAAAACTTAGTCCTCAAGAGGTAGCAAATCAAAATGGAACTGCACCCCCAGAAGAAGAAGGCGGCCAAACTCAGGGCGATCAAGGTCCAATATCTATTACTTTCGGAAGATTTAATCCACCTACTATTGGACATGAAGCTTTAATTAAAAAGGTAGCAAGTTCTGCTAAGAACGGAGAGTATAGAATATATCCTAGTAGAACAGAGGATCCTAAGAAGAACCCATTGGATGTTGGTTCTAAGATAGGTTTTATGAAGCAATCATATCCAGACCATGCTGATGCTATACAGAATAATGAAGAGATGAAAACTATATTTGATGTGCTTAAGACTGTTGGAGAAGAGGGATATAGTGAGGTTAACATAGTAGTTGGTGGTGATAGGGTTAGTGAGTTTACTTCATTAGCAACAAAGTATAATGGTAACCTTTATAACTTTGAACAGATCAATGTAGTATCTGCTGGTGACCGTGATCCAGATGCTGATGGTGTAGAAGGAATGTCTGCATCTAAGTTGCGTAAGGCAGCTGCCGATAATGATGGTGAAACATTTGTTAAAGGACTTAGTAAAGCAATGAGTCCTGATAATCAAGAGAAGTTATTTAAGGCAGTACAGAAGGGTATGCAAGTACAAGTTCAAGAAGATTTTAATGAAGTTTCATATCATTTGTATGAGATTGCACCTAAATTAGATGAGCAGGGTTTAAGGGAGGCGTACTTTGATGGCGAAATATTTAAAGAAGGATCCATTGTTGAAAACATCAACACAGGGATCCTTTCTAAAGTTGTTAGTCGTGGTAGCAATTACGTCATCTCTATTGATGAGCATGATAATATTTTTAGGGGTTGGTTGAAAGATATTGTAGAAGTTAAGGATTATGCTAACCCATCTAGCCGTGAGTGGGGTACTGATAGTCTCACTGATTACGTTAAGAAACTCACTCCTGGAGAGTTTGTAAAGAAGATAAATAAAAAGGACAAGACCTCTCAATAACATGTTAGATACCAAAAACGAATTGCCTGATATGACTGCTGCATATCAACAAGTGCAAGAGAAAAAGAAAAAAGATGACGACAAGAAAGAGCGTTGGCAAGACGATGATGGTGATGGAAAGTGGTATGAGAAATCTGACACTGATGGTAAGATTTCAAAGAGAGAGAAGGAAGAGAAGAAAAAAAATCAGAAGGAAGAAGTAGAGATTGTTAACGAAATATCTCCTGACCTAGCACTTAAGGCATCTAAGAAAGCAGATGTTGAGCGTGGCAAGAAGGCTGCTGCTGGTGACAGAGAAGGTGCTGCTAAGAAGTCTGCTCAGGCATCAAGACTATACAAAGCACAAGCTAAGAAGAGACTTAACAGAGAAGAGACTGAGATCATTGATGATCTAGTAGAGTCTGGTCTGTTTAGTGACGAAGAAATTAAATCTATTTTAAATTTAGAGGAGGAGTGATGCTTACTTTTAGAGAACTTTCAGAAAAGAAATCTAAGATTAAAATAAATCCAAAGCAAGCAGATCTTACAGAGAAAGATAAAAAAAATAAAGAAGTATCTTGTGAGTCTGTTGATCTAACTGAAGAGTGGATTAATGCTAGTGTAGAAGTTGCTTCCGAGTACTTCTATGCAGAAGGTATCAATGAGGATGGTTTAGATCAGATCATTGATGAAGTTGGACTAGAAGACTTTGTAGATTTTGTTATTGATCCTATTGAGGAATTGAATGAGGAGAGGTCAGCAAGAAAGGCATCAGTTAAAGCACCTTCATATGAGAAGGTGAAGGCTGCTGTTGATAAGACTGATGCTGCTAAGAAGAAAGCAGGTAAGGGTGAGTACTCTAAGTCATA